CCTTGAGTTTCTATGGGTGGTTGTGTCAGGACTGCTTGGCATCGGAGGTCTGCGGACGTTTGAAAAGACCAAAGGTGTGACGAGGTGAAACGTGGCGTTAAAGAAGATATTACTTAAGCCAGGAGTTAACAAAGAAAACACTCGGTATACCAACGAGAATGGTTGGTACGTCTCCGACAAGGTGCGGTTTCGTCAAGGAACACCCGAAAAGATTGGCGGCTGGCAGCGCGTTTCTTCGGCCACTTTTTTAGGTGTGTGCCGCGCTCTTTGGAATTGGGTCACGCTGGGGTTTGAGAACCTCATGGGGCTAGGAACAAACCTCAAGTATTATATTGAGCAAAGTGGTGTTTACTTTGATGTAACCCCCATACGTTCAACCGCAACTTTAGGGGCGAACCCATTTACAGGCGATGGAACCACCACGGTGGTAGTGACCCATACCACGCACGGGGCTATCAACGGTGACTTTGTGACGTTCAGTGGGGCTACAGGAACTTACGCTTCTTTGCTTAATGCAGAGTTCCAAATAACTTACCTTACATCAAACACTTATTCCATAACGACTTCAAGTGTTGTTGCAGCAGGGGCTACGGGCGGTTCTGCGGTAATTGCTACGTATCAAATTAGTATTGGCCCTGCGATTCAAGGGCCGCTTGTAGGGTGGGGTTCAGGGGGTTGGGGGTTAGGTACTTGGGGCGTAGGGGTAGCTTCCACTGATGCGTTGCGTATTTGGAGTGCTAATAATTTTGGGGAAGATCTGGTGTTTGGCCCGCGTGGTGGGGCCTTATATTACTGGGATGTAACAGGAGGGCTTACCACCAGAGGTGTATTGGTAAATTCGATTGGTGGAGTAGTGACGCTTACCATTGACACTCCTTGTGTGATTACACTATCGGTAGTTCTTGCAGAAGGTACCGGGATAAAACTTGCTACAACGGGTGCGCTACCCACAGGACTTGTAGTAGGTACAACATATTACTTGCGCAATGTCGATGGAGTAACAGCCAATTTATCTGGTGCGGTTTCAGGATCGCTTATTAACACCTCAGGGTCACAGTCGGGGGTGCATAGCATTTCGGAGCTTGTGGACGTTCCAGCCGTACAAAATTTTATACTTGTATCGGACACTTCACGCTTTGTTTTATTATTTGGCACTTCAGAATATGGCACAAGCAGTCTCGACCCTATGCTTGTGCGATGGAGTAATCAGGAATCGGTAGTGGATTGGGTGCCTTCTTCTTTAAACCAAGCAGGCTCATTGCGTTTGTCTCACGGTTCAGAAATTGTAACTGCCTTACAAACACGCCAAGAAATTGTAGTTTTTACAGATTCTGCGCTCTACTCAATTCAATACGTAGGCCCACCCGTTGTATGGTCGTCCCAACTTCTTGGGGATAGTACTTCCATCATCGGGCAAAATGCAGTAGGGGTCGCTTCAGGGCGCATTTTTTGGATGGGCATAGATAAATTTTACGTGTACGATGGGCGAGTACAAACTCTTCGTTGTGATCTTCGTCGTCATATATTTTCAAACATTAACTTAATGCAAAACCAGCAAATTTTTGCGGGTACCAATGAGGGCTTTAGCGAAATCTGGTGGTTTTACTGCACGGCTGACTCCAGTACAATTAATGCCTACGTAGTTTACAACTACCTTGAAGATGTTTGGTACTACGGGACGCTTGCAAGAACCGCGTGGATTGATTCCGGGCTAAGAGCTTACCCTGTTGCTGCTACTTATACACCAAACCTTGTGAACCATGAAGTCGGGGTTGATGACAATCAGACAGCTACCCCTGCACCTATCGAAGCCTACATTGAATCCGCAGAGTTTGATATTGAAGACGGTGAAAAGTTTGGGTTTGTATGGCGCATGGTGCCGGATTTGACGTTCCAAGGATCGACTGCGGGTACGCCCCAAGTCACGATGACGATGTACGGCATGAATGGTTCGGGGTCTGGGTTTAACACTGAGGCTTCCAAAGCAGTTGCGCGTACATCGACGGTTACCATTGAGCAGTTCACCAACATTGTGTATACTCGTATTCGTGGTCGGCAGATGATCATGAAGATTGCTTCTGATGGCTTGGGTACAACTTGGCAGCTTGGTGCACCACGTATCGATATTAGGCCGGATGGACGTAGATGAGTTTTCTTGAAAATCCCGTATCGCCTAATCTGCCCCTTGCGCCAAAAGAGTACGATTCCCGGTACCAAGAGCAATTTAACAACATTTTACGGTTGTACTTTAACCGACTTGGTGGTAACCTTAGTTCGCTTTTAGGACGTTCAGGAGGGCAGTACCTTCAACTCCCCTACGGGTCGTTTTATGATACGACAGATCAGACAGCGGCAAGTACAACGGTGGCTTACCCAATTACGTTGAATTCTACTTCGCTAAGCAATGGCGTAGCGGTCAAAAGCGATAGTAAGATTACGGTGGGGCAAAATGGTGTATATAGTGTGCAGTTTCGGGTGCAACTAGCAAATGATGATAGCGCTCCACAAGATGTTGATGTATGGTTTCGGATTAATGATACAGATGTGGCAAATTCAAACACAAGGTTTGGCTTGGCGGCGCGCAAGGGACCGAGCGATCCTTTTCATACGGTAGGAACGGTGAACCTTCTCCTTGATCTTGTAGCAAATGACTACGTGCAACTGGTATGGAGAACTACGGATTTAGATGCACGAATTGAAGCGTATGCTGCCGGAACTTCTCCGACGAGGCCAGAAATACCTTCAGTTATTGCAGCAGTAACTTTCGTATCGGGGGTAGCATAATGACTACTCAAATAAAAGATGCCGATGGCAAATCGTTTGACGTTGACACTTTAAAAAAGCTGTACACACAAATTGCGCCGAATGTTGATGTAAAAAGAAGTTCGGGCGATGTGTTTAACACTAAGGTAACCGATAGCACAAACATAGGGTTTAATTCAAAAGAAGCAACAAAATTTTTTGGGGGGGCGCCAACTGCTGCGCAAATGGTTGTTCTTGACATGGCGCGGGGGCTTGCTAACGCCGGAGTAACCGACATTGGTCAACTTAAAAAAGGGGAAATATCTGAGTTTCATCCTACTACTGACGCGGGAGACGGGTATTATCAAACAAGAAGTGCGAATGTAAGCCCAAGCGGTAAAGAAATAGATCTTGGCGTAGCTTTTGAAGGTAAGGGGGGCACAAGATATAACTTAGATTTTGGCAAAGATGGGAAACCTAAATTTTATACTACAGGTTTTGATACAAGTGACAAAAAGATGGCCCTTATGGCGGCGTCTATGTTTGCGCCTTTTGCCTTGGGGCCGTTGATTGGGACAGCAGGAGCAGCAGGAGCAGCAGGAGCAGCAGGAGCAGCAGGAACCGCAGGTAGTGGATTAGCTGGGGCGCTTGCAGGTGCAGGTCTTGGCACCACCGCAGCAAATGCGCTTGCATCAGGGCTTGTACAGGGCACATTTCAAGGCGGGCTTTCTTCTCTTGCAGGTGGGAAGTTTGGCAAGGGGTTTACCTCAGGTTTTGTAGGTGGTGCGGCTCCTGTTGTAGCAGGGCCAGTAATCCAGACATTAACCCAAGCAGGACTATCGCCCGAGCTTGCAAAGATTACTACAAGTGGTGGTATCGGGGGGTTGTCCGCAGCAGCAGGTGGTAAGAACATAGGCCAAGGAGTTTTGGGCTCAGCGCTCAACACAGGCATCGGCATCGGTATGGATAAGGCAGGAATAAACCAACTTCCTGCCCCTGTGCGGGGGGTAGTCACTGAAGGGATTAGGTCAGTTATTTCGAGGCAGCCGTTTGATCTGGCATCCGCAGCACAGAACGCTGCGATTAACTACGGATTGAGTCAAGTCGGTCAAGCGTCTGGGTTTAATGCTAAACAGCAAGCTGCCATGATGAAGTTTTTAAATTTTGCTACGTCGATGGCTCGACGCAAGTCGTAGGAGATGAGTATGGATTACGAAGATTCACATGACGGGTTTACAAGAAGATATGATTTTGGGTACGGACAACCGGGAGATGTTTCTGTTAATGACTTTATTCCCTTGCCAAACTTCCCGTCAGATGGCGGGGCACTCACTGGTTTAAAACCTGATCTTATTGTTACCACAGATGGAGATACTCCCTTCTATCCGGGAGTTTTAGCAAATATAGGCCTTTATTCCCCAAACGAAATAGCCGCATTTACTCAGGACCCCGCATTTGATGAGTTTAAACTAGCCAATCCAGAAGACGCTGCGGTATTAGAAGGCTTTCTTCAATCCGAAACACAAGCAGAATTTGAGCGTCTAAGAAGGCAGGGAGGGGGGGTTCCTATTGGTAATCCCGCTGATCCGTACGGGCTTAAAGCGCTGGGTATTGAATCCGGCGGTATCCCGGGTTTCTTTAAAAAACTAGGGGCTGGTTTCAAAGACCTCACCGGAATAAGTGGGGGCGATGCATTAAAATATGCTACTATGATGGCAATAGCTAAACTAGCCTATGACGATGCCAAACAAGCAAGAGAAGAGGCAAAGGGCGCAAAACTTGATATAGCGGGGGTAAGAGCGGTACGAGGCGCAGACGGAGGGGTCTCTTTCCGGTCCGCTGCACAAGGCGGGTTGATGTCGATGGTGGACGACGTAGATCCAATTGCAACTGCGCAACGCGTTATGACGGACCCAGAACATCAAAGAAAGTTTGAAGGATATCTTATGGAGTATCTGGGGCAGGGGCAAGGATATGATAGAGGTGGCATAGTTGATGATAGTGCGCTTAATCTATTGCGGAATTTTGTGGAAATACCCCCAGCGCAACAGTTTAGAGATTCTTTAAGGGAGGGTAGATTACTTTACCCTGAAGTATACGAAGACTTTTTTAGAAATGATGCTTTGAGAAATATTTCTTCCATGTATCCAGAACTCCCTAACAAATCTGTTGGCGAAGGAGATATTACTACGGCTGGCTATACAGCAGAAGAACTTACTAACTTAGGAAAAGATGCTGCTAAGTATTTTAATATGTTACCAAATGAGGAAGTTAGAAAATTTTTTGAATACCTAAATACTTCAAATAACGATACACTTAGGAAGCGTGATGATGAATTGTATGAAGTTTTTAAGGTCCCTAGTTTAGCAAGCAGGCCTCTAAGCAAAGAACTTCTTGAGGCTGTTGACGATATAAAACATTCTATAAATGTAGCATCTATGCCAAGCCCCGAACAAATAGCAATGCACGAGGCTAATGTGCGATATGCTCCTGTTGGGCTTTATTCCCCCTCCTTATCAGATGACGATATTGCACGATTGTATGAACAAGTGCAACTTTATGCGCCACGTGATCAATATACTAGTGAATTCTCTGAGGAATATAATCCAGCACTTGAAGCAACACTAAGGCACTTTGAAAAAACTGGTCAAGTTATAGGCTATGGAGGAGAAGATAGAGTTGGATCGATGGAGTTTGGAGGCGGTGGATTTGATTTTGGAGGCGGTGGCGGAGGCCTTAATGAAGATGAACTTATGTTTAACAAAGGCGGTGTTGCGCGTTACTTTGCAGGTGGAACCGATGGTATGGCGGATGAGATCCCTGCAAACATCGAGAACCAAAGGCCCGCTGCGTTGTCCGACGGCGAGTTTGTGATCCCTGCCGACGTGGTCAGCCACTTAGGTAACGGAAATTCTAACGCTGGCGCAAAACGATTGTACGAAATGATGGACCGGATTCGAGACGCCCGCACA